CAGTTACAGATACAGGACAAGCTCAAGCAGCTACACAAGCAGCTCCTACATTTCAAATAGGAGACATTCAAGAACAATTACTACCTAGCGAGTTAGCTACTGCTGCAACTGAAACATTAGACCCTCAAGCAACAGTACAATTTCAATTAGAACAAATTACTAATACTATTCAAGAAGGACAACCTTTACCTCCTTGGGCTGCACCTGCTGCTCGTAATGCAGATGCTTTTGCTTTACAAAGAGGATTAGGTTCTTCAAGTATGGCTGTTGCTGCAAGAACTCAAGCATTGTTAGAAGCTGGTGTTAAGATTGCTGCTACAGATGCAGCTTCTTATGGTAGAATACAACTACAAAATTTAAACAATAAACAACAAACTGCTTTACAAAATGCTAATAATCTTGCTAATATGAGAACACAAAACTTAAATGCAAGAATGACTGCTGCTGTTAATAATGCTAGAAACTTTCTTAGTATTGATACACAAAATTTAAATAACCAACAAGCTTCTAATACATTATCTTACAATGCATTTACAAATAGTTTGTTTAGAAATCAAGCAGCAGAAAATGTTACAAGACAAACTAATGCTAGGTCTACTCAAGAAGTAGAAAAGTTATTTACAACTTTAGAAGCTAATACAGAAACAGCTAATGCAAATAGATTACAAGCTGTAAGACAATTTAATGCTGGACAAAAAGATGTTATGGCACAATTTAATCAAAACCAAGCATTTGCTAGAGATACTTTTAATACACAAATGTTATCTTCTATTAGAGCTGCTAATGCTAATTGGTTTAGGTCTATTGCTACTATAGATAACAGTAATCAAATGTTAGCTAATTCTTTTGCAGCTCAATCAGTATTAGGATTACTAGATAAAGAATATAATAACTTATGGCAAAGACGTAGAGATGATGCATTTTTTGTTTTTGAGTCAGCAGAGAGACAGTTAGATAGACAAGCACAAACTGCTGCATTAGCTCAACAAGAATCTATAGCAAGGTCAGCTCAATCTTCTAATAGGAGTAATAATATATTTGGTGCAATAGGTTCTATTGTATCAGGATTATTTTAAAATTATATAAAGGTTTAAGAAATGTCTGAACAACAAGAAAATATCCCAGAAGTTGAAGTTAGTTTTTTAGATATAGAAACTGAGATACCATCACAAAAAATGGAGGAGGATAATTCTATTGAAGGAATAGCTATGCAACAACAAAATGAAATGTTAATAACAGCTATTAGTAGATTTGAAGGTGGTATAGATGAGATAGCACAATTAATTGAACAAGATATTCAAGACATAAAACAGTTTAAAGAACAAGATGATATGCTTCCTGATTTAAATAATCAAGTTAACCCTGATGAAGATGTAGAAGAAGACCCTACTGCATTTATAGCAGGAAGTGTACCAGGAGCTAGTTTAACTGGAGATTTAAAAGACCCAGAAAAAGGAACATTAGGAAAGTATCCTTGGGAAACTCCTCCTGAGTTACCTTCTCCTATTGATTCTTTACAATATCTTTTAGATAAACAAAGTGAACCTGAGAACAATGCTAATTTAATGAAGCTTTTATTAGCTGGTATTCCTGTAGAAGCTATAGCAAGAACAGCTACATTTATGGGATACATGGAAGGACTATGGACTCCTGATATTGCAGAAATTATTTTAACACCTTTAATGTTACATTTATTAGCAGATGGTATTGAAGCACAAGTTAATCCTAGAATATTTAACGATATTCCTGATGATGGGATTAGTCAAGAAACTGTATTAGAACTCATGGAAGATTTTGACCCTGAATCTTTAGCAGTAATTGAACAAGATAGTCAACAAGAAAGGCAAACAATGCTTTTAGAGGAAGAAGTAGATGAAGAGGAAGAAGAATTAGCAGAACTAGAAATGGGGAGTTTCTTAGATATTGAAGAAGAAATGCCTGAAATGGAGGTAAGATAATGGCTAGAATAGGAGGACAAGAATTAAATTTTGGAGCAGGAGTTGAAGGATTTTTAACAAAGTTTGCAGAAGGTCGTGCTAATGACCCTACAAGAAAAGCGTTAGCACAACTTAAAGCTAAACAAGCTGTAGAAGAAGCAGCTAAAATAAATATAATTAATAGAGATATTCTTCCTTACATTTCAAATGAAACAGAAAGAGAAACTATTGCAGAAAAATTACTTAGTCCAGAAGGTCCAAGCTTTAACTCAATTGATGCAGTTGCTAGAGGTTTAGTTGATGGAACTCTTACTATTGGTACTACTTCTCAAACAAAACAACCAGGTGTTTTAGATAATAGAAAGTATACAAATTGGGCTAATACAGGTATAGTGATTGGTCAAAAAGGAACAAAACAAACTTTAGAAGAACAAAGACTTGACGCAAATATTAAAGTTAAATCTCGTATGGACCAATTAAAACAACAAGACCCAACAATAGTTGATAATCCTGCATTATATAAACAAGAAATACAAAAATTTTATAACAACAATTTAAGCACTAGAGAAAAAGTATTATATAGAGAGTATCTATTTGGAACAGGTAAAGCTAGTGCAGAAACAGATTTACGAATTAAAATTGCAAAAAGTTTAGGTGTTTTAGGAACAGGTTTAGAACGAGAAACTATTATTCCTTTATCAATAAAAAATAGTAAAGAATATAGAGATAGACCGATTAGATGGTTAATACAGAATCATCCAGAAGTTAATAGTCAGTATTTTAGTATGTTGTTTGGTCTTGGTGATATGAACCCTAAAGTTATGGAACTTTATTCAAATGCTGAACAAACTGCACAAGTAGAACATCAATTACAAAAAGATAGTCTAACAGAAAATTTAGCAGACCAAATATCTGATGTAGCAGCAGCAGATATATCTGATGTAAAGTTAAATGAATTTTTAATAGACCAAGCTGAAGGATTAAGAGGATTAACTCCTACTGATATTATAAATTCTGAACTATTTCAACCTGCTGCTTTAGAACAAATTATTAGGTCAAGACCTCCTGGGAAAGACCCTGTAGAATATACAGAGGAAATAACACAATTAATTTCAGTAGCAGCACCAAATATTCAACCTGTTTTATTAAATGAATTTAGAGAAATATTAAGAGAACGTCTTGAAAATATAAGAAGCTAAAGGAGTAATATATTTTGGCTGAACCATTAGATAATCAAATGGATACATTGGGATTATTCGATAAAGAAAAGAAAGAGGATGAAACATTAAATCAACCTTTCTCTCTTGGACCTAGTGCTGTTGATATAGCAAAAGATTATACAAGAGGAGAGGCAATAGCTTTTGCTACTAAGTTAGGTACACTAGATACATTTCGAGGTGCTAAACAACTAATAGGATTTGATAGAGTACATTCTGCAAGAGAACAACGAAAACTAAAAGCTCTTATGGAGAATGAAGAGTTTGGAGATGAAGTAAAATATGCATACTATGGTGGCATGATTTTAGACCCTGTAGCTTGGTTGCTTCCTGCTGCTAAAGTTGCTCAAGCAGGAAAGTTAGGATATAAAGTTGGTAAAACTGCATGGGGTGGAGTTAAGTCAGGAGCTGTTGCAGGATACCTTGGTTATGTAGATGAGGATACAAGTGATAGATTAATTCAATCAGCAGGAGGAGCAGTTGCAGGAGGAGTTCTTGCACCTGTCTTCGGCATAGGTGGTAAAAAAGCTGTAGACTTTATTAGAGGAAAATCATCTAAAGAGTTAATAGATAATTCTCCTAAAATAGTAGAGGATATTGCAGGACCACAACCTCAGTTAGCTTCTTCTGTTAAAAGTATTTTTTATACACCTTTTATAACTGGTAAAAGTTATTATCAAAAAGGAACAACAGCTTTAACAAGAGGAGTTTTTAATAATCCTATAGCTTCTGCTGGAGCATTTGGTTCTTTTATTGTAGGAGAAGAAGTAGGTTCAAGTATTGCTGAAGATATAGAATTAGAACAAGGGTTAAAAACAGGTGAGTTAGATAGTAACTATATGAGTAAGAGCATGATAGGTATGATGTCTGGTTTTGCTGCTGCTATCCCAACTTTTTTAGCAGGAAAAAAATTTCTTACTAGAGATTCTAAAGTATCTCAAATTTTAGGTAGAGCTTTTATAGATAACTTTGAAATGGATAAAGCTTATATTCAATTAAAGAAAAATGCTAGTAATGAGACAAGAGGTTTTCAAACAGAAATAGCAGACATTGTTGTTGAAGCTAGACAACTAGCTAAAAAATCTCCTCAAGCAAATAAATTATTATATTATCTTTTAGATGGTCAATTAACTGATAGACAATTAACTAAACAAGCTAAAGAATTAGGTGAAGAAAAAGAATTACTTTTAAAAATTTCTAAAGATGCAAGAGCAAAGATAAATGATATTGGTTCACGCATGGTAGATATAGGGATTTTAGATGAAAATACTTGGAACGCTAACTTAAATAAATATATTCATAGAACATATTTAAGATTAGATAGAGACCCAAAAACAGGACAAAAATTAACTAATGCACAAAAGGAAGCACGAAAAATAGAAGTAGCAAGAGACCTTAATCCTTTTGGAAAAGAATTATTAGCAAGAGGAAAAAGAGAAACTTTGTATGAAGCAGTAAATCCTTTGACTAATCCTAGAAAAGCATCAGCAGAATTTAATGAAAGAATAAAACAAGGTTATGAAGTTTTAGGAACTCCTAAAAAAACAAGTACAGGTAACTATGAAGTTACTGTTCGTAGACAACTTACTCCAGCTGAAAGAAAAAATTTAGGAGAGTTGGAAGACGGAGCTTATGCTATTGCAGAAACAGGTAAGCTTATGACCAATGATTTAGCAGTTTATAAATTTTATAATGATGTAGCTAAACAATTTGGTATTACAAAAAAAGATTATCAAAAATTACCTAATGTTCAAAGAGTAGAATATGTACAAGTTCCTAATACAAAACTTAGAAATTCTGATATTCCTCAATGGGGAAATTTAAATGGTATGTATCTTCCTAAAAATATGTATGAAGATATTTATGTTACAAAAATAATGTATGAAAATGTTGTAAATCAACGAGGACCTTTTGTACAAAATACAGCTAAATTTTATAACAAAGCAAATTCTTTTTGGAAAAGAAGTAAAACATCTTGGAATCCTGTTGTTCATTTTAATAATACTACATCAAACTTTTTTTTACTAGATGCACATGATGTTCCTGTCTCATATTTAATGAAGTATGGCAGTAAAATTTGGACAAAAAAAGGAAGACAAGCTTTATCTAATGACCCTGTACATGGTGATATTAATAGAGATGTTCTTAGATTTGGTTTATATGATGCATCTTTTGCTAGGTCTGAGCTTGGACTGCGTTCTGATAGTTGGATGAAACCACATCTTATAGCACAGAAAAAAGCATTTTTAAAAAGTGCTAAAAAAGAAAGTATTGATACGTTTGATGTTGCTGAATACTCTAGAGCTTATGTAAATGGGTTAATGAATTTAACAACTAAAGTACCAAAATGGTTTGATAGAAGTGTAACAGATATTTATTCTAAAGAAGATGCTATGTTTAGAGTAGCACTATACGTTAATCGTTTAGATAAATTTATGCCTGATTTACAAAAAGCAGTTGATGAAGGAACACTTGTTAAAGGTTCTGATAAATATTTAAAAGAACTTAATAAAGTAAAAGAGTTAGCAGCAGCAGATGCTAGAAAATCTTTTATTGATTATGAAATTGAAGCTCCTGCAATTAGATTTTTAAGAGGAGCGCCTTTACCTTTTGTTTCATATTCTTATCGTATAATTCCTATATTAGCAGAGATTGCTACAACTAAACCACATAAGTTTTTAAAATGGGCTGGTTTAGGATATGCATTAAATTATGCAGGAAGAGAAAAATCAAATGAGGATGCAGAGTATGAAAAGACGTTAATGTCTGAAAGAGATAAAGCTAGAATGTTTGGTATTCCTTTTATGCCTCCTACCTTTTTAAAAGTTCCTGATAGTTTTGGTAAAGCTTTTACATTAGGTCAAGATACTGACCCTATTACTGGTAGAACTATGCCTAAACGTAGTTTTTATTTTGATATAACAAGAAGTATACCTGGTGGAGATGTCTTACAATCAGTTCCTGAAGGTACAAATACATTGCTTCCTTTTTTACCTGCTCCTTTTCAACCTTCTTTTGGAATGTTAGGTGAAATATTCTTACCTTTTATGTTTGGTATAGACCCTTTTACTTATAAAAAAGTTCCAGAGTTAGAAGTAACAGGTACGTTTGAAAGTTTAGGAGCTAAGTCTAAATTTGTTGCTCAACGATTAATTCCTAATAATCCTATCTTAACAACATTTGGAGATACTAGTTCATTTAGTTCATGGAGTTATCAAAAAATATATAAAGCTGTGAAAGATGTAGATAGTCCTTATGCTGAAACTCTTCCTGTTTTTCTAGCTGTTTCTCAAACACTAGGTCTTAAACTATGGCCTTTTGAACCAATTAAAAGAGGAAGAAAAATTGATGCTGAGTTTAAAAGAAAACGTGGTATTTATCAAAAACAAATACGAAGTATCTTACGAAAGAAAACTGATGGTCGTATAACTGATGAAAATGCTACAGAACAAATTATAAAGTTAGAAAAAAAGATAGAAAAAGAATATTTAAAATATTATAAAAAACAATTTTAGGAGAATAAATAAATGATAAAAGCAGGAAAAGTTCGTATTAGTCCAGGAAAAACTAGTGCATATAAGATGATGACAGCAGGGTTAGCACAGGTAAGAAGTTTAGATAAAACTCAATACTCAAAATTTCATTCTGCTAAAGCACCTCGTATGCCTTCTGCTTCAAGTGTTGTTCAACCAAGAGCAGGATTTGATAGGTCTAGAACAACTGTTCCAGGTTTACAAATTGATGCTTCAGACTTTGGTTCAGTACCAACTTTTGCTACTCGAAGCTTTGAAGATTTAGGAAGAAAATTAGCAGGAAAACAAAAGAAAGAAGAACAAACCTCACCTACTGCATTTAGTTCTACTTTTCTTTCTCCTATAAAAAACCTAGCTAGTTCTTTTAGAGAAACAATTCGTAATCCATTTGAACGAACATGAATCCATCAGAACTTGCAAACTTAGTAGAAAAAGTAGGGATACCTCTGTTAACAGCAGGTGCTGCTGGTTATGCTTTATGGTGGTTAATCCGTTGGTTAACAACATCTTTTAAAAAAGATTTAACAGCAGACCATGAGCAGTCTATTAATGAGATAAGAGATTTAAAAGAAGAATTAGATGAAGAAGTTAGAGACACAAGAGAAATTTTATCTAAAGAATTACAAGCATTAAATACAATGACAGTAAGATTAGTAGATAGAATTAGAACTTTAGAATTAAATTTTATAGAGCATGATGAAACAGTTAGAGCATTGTATGGTTTGACTAGGGCTAATAGAAGAAGAACTAGGCATGAAACTGTAGAAGATTTGCATGAACAAATTAAAGATGCAGGAAAAACTAATGGCGACTAAAAAAAGAAAACCCTCTAATATGAAAGGCATCACTATTAAAGGTGGATACAAACGTCCTACTAAAAAAGGTGCTGGTATGACTGCTAAAGGTGTTGCAAAATATCGTAGACAAAATCCTGGAAGTAAGTTAAAAACAGCAGTGACTGAAAGCAAACCTCGTACAAAAGCTAGAGCAGCTAGACGTAAGAGTTATTGTGCAAGGTCAGCAGGTCAAATGAAAAAATTTCCTAAAGCTGCTAAGAATCCTAATAGCAGACTTAGACAAGCTAGAAGAAGGTGGAAGTGCTAATGGCTACAAAGAAACGTAAAACAAAGAGTAGAGTAAATGAGGCTGGAAACTATACGAAACCTACATTACGGAAACGAATATTTGCAAGAATTAAAGCTGGTAGCAAAGGCGGAAAGCCTGGGCAATGGTCAGCAAGAAAAGCACAGATGTTGGCGAAAGCCTACAAAAAAGCAGGAGGAGGATATAGAAGCTAATGGCAAAAGGAGTCCCACATTTTTTCAAAGACGGAAAGGCACATGGGTCTGATGGAATGGCTGCGTACCATAAAATGAAAGATGGTACATTACATTCTGGTGCAACTCATACTGCTACAAGTAAAAAACTTTTTCATTACAATGAACTTTCTAAAACTGCACAGAAAAAAGCTAAACCAGTTTATGATAAATTTTTAACAAAGAAGAAAAAAAATGGCACTCAAAAAAAGTCAAAGAAGTCTTAAAGCATGGACCAAACAAAAGTGGCGAACCAAGTCTGGGAAGAAATCAAGCAAAACTGGGGAGAGATACTTGCCAGAGAAAGCTATCAAAGCCCTGACACCTGCGGAGTATGCGGCAACGACAAGAGAGAAGCGAAAAGGAACAAGAAAGGGCAAACAGTTTGTGAAGCAACCGAAGAGAATTGCAAAGAAAGTTAGAAAATATAGGAGGGTTTCTTAATGGATTTAACTTCTACTTCTTCTTGTAAAACTGAAACGTGTGATATGCCAAATTGTGATTGTATGTGTGGAGATTGTATTGAAAACTTAGTAGCAGATACTTGTCAATGCACTTGTCATTTTTTAGAAGATAGTCCTCTTAAAATTTAGAAATAAGTTTTTAATGATTTCTCTAATTCTATTGTACTATTTTTTAAATACTCTAAAAAATTACCAATAACAATTTTATTATCATAAGCAGGATAATGTTTCTTTACAGCTTTATCCCACTCTTCAGGAGACAAAAAAGTTTTTAATACTTCAATGTTTCCTTCTTCATTTAAAGCAACTTTAAATTCTAACAGAGTAGCAAGTTTATTACTCTGTATTTTTTTGTTCAATATCTGAGTCATTATTGTTTATAATTTCTGATGCTTTTTTAGAGTCTTGTTCATGTACTTCTAACTCTTGTATTCTAAGATGTAAATAATCTTTTACATTTTTTCTTTGTAGTCTTTGATATTTATTAGCATGAATATTAACATACTCTAATTCTTGTTTAAGAAAATTTAAAGTATTATAATCAGCAGAATTAAATAATCCCATTCTATTCTCCTTTATACGAGGTCAACAATTTCACAAGTATCTCCTGTGCAGTTTAGTGTTTGAGAGCTACGAGTGTTATCTTCTTTTTCATATTCAGATAATTCAGACCAGTCTACATTCTGTGGCATTTTAGCTAACAGTTCTTTGTATTCTTGTTCTGTGCAATCTTGATAAGGTGCTTGTCTATAAGTATGTTCTGACATAGGTAAGAAACTAATACCAGACATCTTATCAAAGTTATCATAAACATATGCCCCTACTTTCATCCATTCATTTTCTTTAACACTTACTGTAATACTAGGTTTGTGTTCGCACCAATGTTCTGCATAGATAGTCCAGATATCTAAATGGTCTATAGCAGTTAAGTCATGTCGTGTTAATGCATGATTAGGAGACTGCATAGGAAAACTAAAGACAGCCATTGAGTCTGGTTTAAGTACATCATCTTCTACTGGAAATCCTTTCTCTGTCATAAACAAAGTAAGAGGGTCTTTCTTATCAGCTCTTACAGTACGAATATAATATTGAGAGTGACGAGGGTGAATACCACTAGCAGCATCTACTAATTGACTAACAGTACCACTAGGTTTAACACAAGTAATAGCAGCAGAAGGTTCTATCTGTAATCTAGCTGACCAATCTTTGTTAACTTTAACAGCATACTCTCTAAGAGAAGCTAAAACTTCTGGTAAGTTATCTTTAGTTTGATTAGCCATTAAAGCATTGTCTAAGATACCTGTTAAGCTAACACCAAGTAATCGTTCTTCTTCTGTATTGCGTAACCATTGTCTACCTAATCCTTTAAAATCTGTAAAGCAGGATTGTATTGTTCCTAATATAGTAGCAATACGAACTTTTTCTTTTAAAGAATCATAATTATCTTTTTGTCTTACAACAATCTCAGATAGATTACAAAATTGTTTAGGGCGAAGTATAATTTCAGAACAAGGATTAGTTCCATAATCAATATCAGCTTCTCTTCTCCCATATTTAGAAGCTTGTTGTTGTGCAGCTTTTCTATTAAAGATACCTCTTTCTCCTGATTTACTTTCATAAAGAGAAGTCCATTCTCTCATAAAAGAACCCATATCACTATTACCATCAGTATAGCACACACTATTGTTTGCCAATGCTCGTTGAGGTTCTGTTTCCCACCAGCTTCCAGATTTTGCATGACGCATCCTATCATCTGATAAGTTTGATAAACTAATAAGTGCAGACCTACGAACACCACCGACAACCACAACATCAGCAATCTTACACATAAGGTCATGACACTCAATGCTTGTAAGCTTACGTCCTTTAGCCTTCTCAAATAAACTAACAGTAAAATTAAATAAATCATTAAGCGGTTCTGGACCACTAGCTCTACCTCCAAAAGTTTTTAAACGTGAACCTGCTGGACGAACTTTACTCATATCCCATAGAGGAATCATTCCTGCATATAAAATATTAATAAGTTCTTTGAAAGCTCTATACCATCCTTCTTTAGAATCTTGTACAATAATAGTTGTTTCACTATTTTCTAATGTATCTGGAATAGATGGAAGTTGGCTAACATATTGTCTTTCCACAGAAAATCCTACACCAGTACCATGCATCAATACATACAAACATTCATCAAAAGCTCTAGGACTATCAACAGCAAGATAACTACAGTTGTAAGCAGAAATGTGATTACGTTCTAAAGCTGTTCCTGCTGTCATCATAGCTCTCATACTAGGCATAACATCTAGTTGTTCTATAGCTTTTAAAATAGATTGTTTATCTCTATCAGATATTTGATAAGAGTGTTTAGACTCTACATAATCAGCATAAAAATTAACTAAACGAGAAACTGTTTCATGCCAGTTTTCTCTACGACCTTTTTCTTCTGTCCAACGAGAGTAACGTGATTGATGTATGAAGCTTTGATAATCAGTTGGTAGCATCTAAGGGTAACTCCTCTTGGTTAGTATCTTCTTTTACAGGGTCTGGTCCTTTGTTTAAAGAAACAGAATAGGTTTTTATTTCTTCTCCTAATTTATTTAACAAAGGGCTAACTTCATAGTAAGGTTTTCTTTGTAAATATTTTTCTAAACTTTGGAGTAATTCCACACTAATAGGTATTTGCATTACACTAATCCTTTCATACTTGGGGGTTTATAATTATCAGACTTTAAAACTTTACCATCTTCTCGGTAAATAGGTTTACCTTTATCATCAAGTTTAGACATATTAGAACTATGTACTCTATTAAATGCAACATCAAAATCCCATCCATAAGATACACACATTCCTACACAGACATAAACTAAATCACAAAGCTCTTTTAAAACTTCTTCATCAGATTTGTTTTTAATAGCATCCATTACTTCATGGTATTCTTCTTTAATTAAATCTCTTCTTAATTTTTTTAAGGTATGAATTTTATGATTAGGAGGAGGAAAAGATTCATCAATAGGATGTCCAAATGCACTATGAAACTTTGTAAGTTTATCTTGTAGTGTTTCTGCTTTACTTATCATTAGATACTTCCTCTATTAATTTATTTAAATACCACTTTGCTTTTTGTAAATCTTCTAGTGGTTTGTTTTTATAATTATATCTCCATAAATACTTTTCAACATTACCTTTAAGGTATCCCCTAAAAGCTTCTTGACTCATAGAAGCACGAATACTATCAATACATTCTATACCATACTGATTGTAATGTTTAGGTTTATTAACAACATCTTCTGGAGTTGCTTTTCTTGTTAGAATATCTTTAATAACTTTAGGCATATCAATGAGGTTTCTTAAAAGCAATTACATTATCTTTAATAAAAGGTTCAAGTTCTTTATAGTTTCTATCTCGCATTACAGCATCACCAATGTCTCTAATTTTTTCAAAGTCATGTTCTAAAACAGACATTAAACCCCAAGCAATTTTATGAATGTCTTGAGGAGCAGAAGTATTAGGGTCTTCAATAATACGATAAACAACTTCTTGAGTTATGTCATCATACTCTAAAGAGATTAATGTTTTTCTATCTATATTATTTAATGTATCTTCTAATAACTCTGCTAGTTTTTTAAACTCTGCCATAGTAACCTCCTAGGGTAATCGACTCATAAGTTCTGAGTAGTTTATTAAATGTTTAATTTCTCGGTTAGCAGTATCAGTATTCTTAATTAATTTTAATAACATATCTGCGTTCATAATAGCAAGAGGTTCTTTTCTATTACTTTTAATAACTAAGATTGACTCTCCTGTATCATCATTTAAATCAACTTGTTCATAAGCTGTATAAATACCTTTAAACTTTTCTTGATTTTTACATTCAAACTTATAAGGAATAATTGCTTTAGCTTTAGGAGACATCTTAATATCAGAACCTGTTTCTCCCATGATAGCACCTTTAACATCTCCTTGTTCTAAACAATGATTAAAATAGTGTTGTAGTTTTTCTACTACCCAATTTTGTAATGCTCTACCTTTTGCTTTTCTAGAACTGGTTTTCATGAAATCTATCCCATGTTAAACTTGAAATTTTATCAGCTAAAAATTGTTTTGTCTTTGGACAATGTTCTTCCATCTCTGCTAGTATCTCTGTTAGTTCTTCTGTAGATACAACTAAAACATATTGATTACCAAGCATTAAAGATAAAGAAGCAACATCTTCTTTAATTTTTTTACAGTTGTCTTTATAAAAATCATCAGACCAATGTGTTGATAAAGTTTTTTTATAACGTAAAGGTAAATAATTTTCTAAAGGTACTTTGCTTTTTTCATCTTTAAAATACAAATAATATACTTGAGGATTTAACTCAGGGTCTCTTTCATGTATTCTTACTTGTAATACAACAGGCATCATTCAAACTCCTCTTCTACTTCAGATAGTCTGCCTGTTTCAAGATTATAAAATACTCTACAAGCTGGTCCTGTCAGTCCAGAAAATCTATTTTTAATAACACGAACTGTAGTAGTGTGTCTTTCTCTTTCATCATCATGCTGTCCATTTCTTTCTAAGCCAATAACAATATCACTAAGTTGTCCAATACTAGCAGACCCTCTAAGTTGACTAAGAGAAGTTGCAGCCCCTTCTTCATGTCCAGCAGTTGAGGGTCTGCGTAAATGAGAAACCATAATCAAACAGATATCTAACTCTTGAACAACTGTTCTAATCTTAGTCATGATTTCATCTAATGCTCTACGTTCATCTCCGTTTTGTTGGTCTGAAACAATAATACTTACATGGTCTAAGACTACATATTTACAATGTAAAACTTTTCCAAAGTATCTAATTCTACTAACAATAGAGTCAACAGTATTAGAACCAAAGTGGTCATAGAAAAATAATCGTTCTGTTCCTAGTGTATTATCAAAGTATTTTTTAAACTCTTCTTTAGAAGTGTTGTTAAAAATCTCTGGAATATGTAAGGGTTTATCAGCATCTAAACTCATAATAGATAAGCCACTACGTTTAACAGACTCTTCCATAAACATCATACCAATATTATCAGGAGTATTTTTAAAGATATGCCATATTAATTCTCTAACAAACTGAGACTTACCTAATCCAGAACCAGCAGTTAATGTTACTAATTCACCTTGTCGTAAACCATAAGTAAGTTTTTGTAATCCCTGGAAGGGATAATTAACAGCAGCTTCTGTAACACCTTTGTTAATTATATCCCACATATTTTTACCAGATATAATACCATCTGGTGTATGTGTTTTAGCTTCCCACCAATCTTCAACAAATTGTTTCTGTTTACTTTTTAATAAGTAATCATTGGCATCTTTAAATCGTAAAGGCATAATCTTTGCTTTAGGAGATAACATCTCTGCTGCTTTTACAGCTGCCTTCTTACCTGCCTCGTCATTGTCAAAAGATATGATAATGTTGTCATAAGACATAAGATAATCATAACTGTCAGCAATATCATTAGCAACAGAGGCAGCACCATTACGAATAGAAACAACACTAAACTTGCTTCCAAGCATTTGATAAGCTGACATTGCATCTACTTCTCCTTCACATAGAGTAATGTATTTACCTTTCTCTCTAAAAGCTTGTTGTCCAAACAAACCTGCTTTTTGAATTTTACCTTCAGAAAAGAAAGCCTTCTTCTCTGTATTACGAACTTTATTTGCAACGTGTTGACCTTCACTATCAAAGTAAGGGTAGTAATGTTTTGTTCCATTTAAAGTAGTACCATATTTTTCACAAGTAGACTCTGAAATATTTCTATCTATAATAGGTTTTAGTTCTCCTATACTCAAAGATTTTGTATTAGAAGTAGACTCTTGTGTTTGCAATTTCATCTCCTTATTTTTTGGTGGACTCCAATGATTACAATCTGGAGTAAAACATTTCTCACTTCCGTTTTCAAATATTGCTAAGTTATTTTTGCTGCCACATTTAGGGCAGGGCATATGTAGGGTTGTCATAATAATCTCTTTTCTTCTGTAATATCAGGAACATTTGGTAATCGTTGTACTGATGTTAAGTATCTCTCTCCTTCCTTGTATTTAAAGATTCGCATATGTGGGTAACAGCTCCATTTGTGGGAACAATACACACAGTTTTTATTTAATCTCATGTTACCAGATTTACCATCTGGTTCTGGGTAGTAACATGGAATAGGTTTCTCACTACTATTAATAACTTCTTTAATTTCTTTTATTCTTTTACCTGCATCTATTAAAGCTAACTCATCTAATTGTACAAGAGCAAGTTCTCCAGTAACTTTGTTAACACCTAATAAAAATCCTTTATCTTTTCCTTCTGCTTGAACATAACCACTTACTTGTTCTATGTAACCAAAAGGGTCATCATTTTCTATGGTACTATTCTTAAATTTTCTAAATGAAAAATTACTTGCAGATTTAATATCTACAACTTCATCATCTATCTTACAATCCATGTGTCCAGTAACACCTTCTAGTGAGACTTCTTTTTGTAGGGAGTCTACTTTGTGTCCTGACTCTTTGGCTAACAAAATAATTAACTCTTCTATAATAGAACCATATAAAAATTTAATTAGAGTAGCACCAGAAAAAAAGTTATTCTCTGGTGGCTCATGTATGTCTAGCCATATCTTACGATTAGGTTTACCAATAGAAGACATTCGTATTGTTCTACTATCAGTAGACGTTCTTTCTTTTTCTAAAAATTCCACAATAACATTTTTAATACCATCAAGAAAATTGTTTAAGTTCTCTTCTTTAATTTTCTTTTTGTCATTCATTCTATCGTAGATATGATTAACTAATTGTGAAATGTGCATAGCAGCCCCTTTCCCTCGCTTCAACTATACGTCTTGGTCATTCGTACCCCTACTTGTACATCGCAAGCCCAATTAAACATTATGCTAACTCTTCATCAAAATCTGAATCTTCGTTACCATACTTTACTAAATCAACAACCTGTACCTTATTAAGATACAAAGAAGTTCCATACTTATCAACCATTGGATGAGACTTATTAAAAGCCACTCTAGTTTTTACACTACTACCATTACCAATAAGTGTTTCAGCATTAAAAGTTTTCTTATCTGAATCCATAACTGGAACAGAAAACTTAGAACGAGCTGTGATAAAGTCTCCTCTATCATCCTCCTTGTTCTTTACTTTAACACCGTTCTCTTTGAGTAACTCTTTAGTTTCCTCAGAAAGATTACCAATGTCCATTTGATACTTATCGCTATACTCATCTTTCTTGTTGAGTTTACTCCAATAAGCTTTGCCTTCTATTACAGCAGTCTCTCTTTGTGCAGCCATCATGTTGGCTCCTTTCATCTAAGGGTTAAAATTAAATACTAAACTACCACACTACTAAACTTTTTTCAAACTCTTTGCTTCATAAGAGTTTTCAAACCTTGCAATATAAATTATGTCAGGTTTATTTGCAACCTTAATAACATCAAAAGGTTTTTTTCTAACCTGTTTTTTTATTCCATTGGATTTCTTCATAGTTATTCCTGTATTCATCTGAAGTATACTTCTGTCTTTCTTTTCTAGCAGAAGGTATTGACCAACGTGGTTTGGTACTTTGGTTTTTAGAAGGTCGTAACTTCTTTGGTGATTTGGTACTCTTTAAACTCATTTAACTCTCCTATGTTCTAAATCACCTATTCTCCAGTAGTACCTAGGTTTTGTTTCTTTATGACTTTCAATAAGTATAGCTGGTCCTTCATTGTTCCAAAATTGTTTACCAGTATATTCCCATTCGTGTCCTTGTTGTTTTAATTCTTCAACTGTATTAAAGAACTCTGAGTTGGTTGCAAAAATAATTGACCAACCTAATAATAATCCTACTACTATATCCAATTATAAATCCCCCATATTCCTGCGGTTAAATAACAAATCTCCATCAACATTCGTGGAGTATCTCTATCTTGTTTAGCGAACCATATCCAAGCTACACAAGACAATGAAGAAACAGCCCACCCAATCCATTGTAAATGTACATGACCAGAAGTCAGTAACAGTAGGGAGAAGACCGCTCCTATAAAAGCTAACCAACGATACATTATTAGTCAACTTGAATAAACTTTTTTAAAGGAACAAGATACATTCTACTAGCATTATTATCACCACCATTAACTATGCGAGTATTTTTAACTTTCTCTTTTAAGTCTGCAACACTTTCAAGTAATCGTGTATGAACTGTAGTAGTACCATCTGGTAATCTTTTATGTAATTCTATAATCCAATATTCTGCTTTAGTTGCATCAATACCACTAGCTTTACCATAGTTTACAAACTCGATAGCAACATTCCCTGTATCTTGCCACATGAAATCACTCTTAACTTCAATTAAAGATTCAGTAAGAATATTATATAATATCTTCTCTCTTTCATTTCCTTCTGCAAACATTCTATGGAGTCTATCTTTACTAGACTCAGGCATATTATTTAATTTTAAATCACAATCTTTACGTTCTTCAACTGTAGGTTGCACCTCTTGTGGTACGTTTAAGATTCCTTCTTTTGGAAATTCAAGTGTTGGCATAATAAACTCCTAATGTGTTTCAGCCCAAGACATTCCGACCTTGGCATCTGCATTGAGCTGTATGTGCATATTAAAAAAATCTGATACCTTACTTATGCATGGGTCAGCAAGGCTAACAAGTTCCTCCGCTTGGTCTTTTCTTACTTCATATTGTTGTTCATCATGAATAGTATTAACTAGGTATGCATCTAGTTTTCTTTTCATAATTTCTTCATCTAAAAATATAGACCATTGCTTACAACAAATAGCACCAGCTCCTTGAAGTAAACTATTTAATGCTTTTCTTTGTTGTCTAATCATTAATCTCCTTCCATCAATACCTCTAACGTATCCTCTTTTGGCAGCACGTTCTACATTTCTAATAAGATTAGCTAACTTAGGAACATTAGACAAGAATTTTTTTCTTAACTGACTACCTTGTTGTACTGAACCATTAATTATAGCACCTAGTTTTTTATCTGAAGCACCATAATTAAAAGCATAAATAAAAGTTTTTGCATCAGCTCTTGTAGGTAAACCTGCAAGTTTCTGATTGTAAGCATGAGGGTCTCCATTGACTACCTCATGAGAATACGCATCATCTTTCATATA